CCACCATCCAGATTGTCAAGTATCTGTCCAAGATTCAATTCAGTTTCCAATTCCCTAACAAAATCATCAGGAACATCATTATCATCAACAGAATTTGACAATATTTGATCTGCTGTAATTAATATAAATTTATTGGTTGAACTGTCGTATGATACAATTTTATTGTCCTGAGCTGCCCCAAGAGTCCCAAAATCAGTATCTCCCATCTCAGATAATCTAGATGGTTGTCTTGTTGACTTTACTGCTTGATTTTTGGCAGATTCAACTGTCTTTTTTATTATTTTTGTAGATGATGCTTTTCTTATTACTGGCATTTTTCTAGGTAGTAATTCCTGCAGTTACTAATGCCATTCCCTCAACAAGTCTTGATACTGCTCCAGAACCAGAAGTCAATACTACATCATAGTAATATCTTCCAGGATCCAATCCAACAGTTTTTCCTGAAGTCATAGCAATTGAGACTTCACCAGTAGCTCCAGTGATTGAAACTGAAAATGTTACAGATGTTGGGGAACTTGGGTACTTTTTAATCTTGGCAGAACCAGAATATCCAGATAAGTTCGATGCAGATCCATCAGTTTCAGTGGAAGTAAAGGTCTCACTGAAATCTGCTCCTTGAGGAATTACTATATTAACTGCTGGAGTGGCTGCCATATCTAATGAGTTTTAACTATTTATGTCTGTGATTGATTTTTTAAGAAGTTTCTGTAATTCTGCTGTAGATCCAACAAAAAGTGCATTTGTAACATTTGTTGGTCCTTTTGTTTCTCTGTCTTCATTCACATCTTTTAATTTTTTCTGAAGATCCATCAATTTGTCAGTTGCATCCGAAACATTTTTAATTAATTGACCAGCAACTTCATATGCTCTAGGCATGTCACTTTCTTGTGCCAATTCAAGAATGCCATTAATTGCTTCTTGTCCTTTTTCAATAATTGAGTACAAATTTCCTCTTGTATATTCATAGTCTTTACGAATATCTTCTGCCTGAGAAGATATTTTTTCAATTTTTGCTTCTATGTTTGATTCTACACTCTTTTCTATGTCAGTTGGTGAAATATCAAAAGCATCATTTAAACTGTCATACTTATCTGGCATGATTCATTCTCCATCAAAATGTAGTACCATCAAATCCAAAGTTATCTCCAAATTCAATCAGACTATTATCTGCTGAAGTTATGGTGAATACCTTTGAACCAAGAACATGGTTTTCTTGTGTGGTATTGTCCTGTGCTCTTCTTACAGTTAGTTTATTTCCAGTTACTGCCTCAACATACATTTCCTCATTATCAATATAGATGTATGTTTCTGGTGTAATAGATGCTCCATTATCAACTTCAATGATAGTATCTACGAGATTTACATTTTCAGAAAGTAGAGTTGCTACACTACCATTATAATCCTTGGTTGCTCTAGGAGTAACCTGATAAGTGAGATCTCTTGCAGCAGATGTGGATCCTTTGGAACCAGCAACATATCCAATAGAAACTTTTCTGATAATATCTCCAGAAATGTCTGAGACTGGACCAAAAAGGTATACTTTTGCAGTAAAATCTAATGTATAAATTAATGCTCTTCTAGTATCAAAATTGCCCTCATAATCATCTTCCATTGAAATTCCATCAAGTTGGATAGGAATATCTCTTTTTTCTTTTAGATTTCCTAAAAAATTAATTGGAAGATTATAAGCTGGTTGAAAATATGGGAGAATTTGTTCAATGATCTGAAGCATATCATCATTCAGTTTTGTCATAATAGACAACTGAAATCTCATATTATATGGAACTGGCATATAGTTCCTTTTCAGACTTGCACCATCTGGAGTCTGATTTACAATTGTTTGTGTCTGAGTAGATTTTCTTCCTGGGTCATATTGCAATCCAATAAATTCAAATGACATCCTTGGGAGAGTTATTTGAACTGGACGATTCAAATCTGCTTCTTGCTGCATTCTCGCAAGAAATTTCTGTGTTGGTCCATATGCAAGAGGTACTTTGATGACACTTACAGTATCATCATCAGAATTCTTATGCTGAATTTCAATACCATTGAAAAGTGAACCAAATCCGATAATTACAGATCTGAATATTTCATTGTAAAAATACTCAAACATTATTCTTGTTATACGATGATACTATTATTTAGATCAAGGCATTCCAAATGGATTTTTCTCACTGAAATCTATAATTGAGTCTGCTTCAATTTCTATGGTATCATTATCTGCATAAGGAGTTACAATATCATCTTTATTTTGAACTTTTAATGCATAAATTGCACCAGACTTTGTTCCATAAATTCTTTCACCAGGAGTGAATGTTCCATCAACAATTGAAACTTCAAGTGTACTAGAGGATCTTGTATATTCTTTGACTCTTGCAGTGGTTCCTGAGGTAGATCCAATAACAACTTCATTGAACAGATATGTTCCTATTCCAATAGTTGCCCCCATTCCTGTTGGAGAATTGATTGTGACTGTAGGAACTGAAGTATATCCAACACCAGCATGTGTCATATAGACTGCAGTAACATTACCTGCAGAGTTGATGTAAGCAATACCAGTAGCAGTAGTTCCACCACCCACAGGTCCGCTGAAAGTAACTGTTGGATTAGAAGTATATCCACTGCCACTATTTCCAATAGAAACTTGTCTAATTGTTCCAGTTCCAATTCCTGTAGTTGCAGCAGCACCAGCTCCAGTATTATCTCCAGTTACATTGAACTTGATCCAAGGTGCTACAGTATATCCACATCCAGAATTCGAAATATAAACTGCTTGAACCTTACCTCCTGTGGAACCAGTACAATTTACATAGTCACTAGTGATAGAAGCAATTCCAATTGCAGTTGTTCCACCTGTTGGTGCTGATGAAAATCCTATAGTGGGTTCAGTATTATAGTTATTGCCCATATTACTGATGTAAATTTTATTGACACCCCCATTTGCACAAATAGTAGCAGTAGCAGTGGCAGTTATTGCTGATCCTACCAGTGTTAATGTTTGAATATATCCAATTTGTTCAATTTCATTGTCAATTTCTTCTACACCAGTGTCAAGAACCTCATCCTCATATCTGAACAGTTCACATCTAAGTGTATAAACATAATTTTTCTGTAATTGGTAGAATGGTTGTTCATGCTCAACATATTTAATCTCAAATAACTTGTCTCCTAGAGGAAAATATATTAAATCACCTTCTTTTGGTCTAGTTGCTAAGTCAATATTTGCAATATTTTCAATAAGTGGAGTGATATATGTTTCATATCTCTCTTTTGATATAATTAGAGTGAGATCATCTACTTCCTGGATTCCAAATTTTGATAATAGAGTTCCCTGTCCACCATATCCCTCATAACTATCAACATATGCTTCAAGTGGAAATGCATTTTCAAACTTAGACTCAATTACTTCTCTAAGTACTGTATTTTTGGTTACAAACTTCCTAGGCAAATAATAAATTTCAACGCCATACATCCTCAACTGCTCGTTGATTAGATCCTGAACTAAACTCTGTTCAGTCTTTGATCCCTGAAGAAAAAATGGGTTGAGCATAATTCTATCCTATGAGATCAAGAGGTGGAAGTTCATATGTACTTGACATTTTTGCTTTGATTTCTTCAAGTTCTCTTAATGCATCATCATACATCTGCCTCCCATTCAATTCCACACCACCAGGAAGTTTAACACCTTGGAATTTCATCATATTTTGACCCCATTGCCTTTTAATCAAGGCAGTAAGATATGGTTTGAGGAATGAATCATTCCAAACTCTTGAATAATCATTAGGATCCATTGCTCTGTAACAGTCAATGATTAAGAATTCCCCTGCTTTTAAATTATTCCAGTCAACATCAAGGTACATTCTGTCTTGACGTTGATTAAATCTGATTTGTTTATGAGTGTTCAAGAGGAAATTCATAGTTTCCAAGTAACTCATTGCCATAGAGTATGACAGTAAATCTGTTGTTCCCCAGTAGTAAATATCATTCAAAAACAATTGATATTTAAAACTGAACATATTTGACATGCTCAATGATTGGGAATCATCATACTGAAAAACCTTATTAATGCCTATTACATCAGGAGGAATTTGCAAATAGTTGCTGTTTTCATAATAAGTAAATGTTGTTTGAGATCCTACAATATTTGCAGTTGCACTAGTAGAAGCAATTCCCACTGAAGATCCTGCATTTGGTGCCCCAGGTGGACGAGCCTTTCCTCTATCTACATCTGCTTGAGTTACTTTATACTTCAAATATACTTGTGCTACACCATCAAAGTGTCTTTCTTGGAAATACTGGACTGCATCGTCCACCAAGTCTTCAATCTGCTCATCAGCAACATTGATCTCTAAGACAGGATAACCCAACTGTCTCTTACAGTAATCTATAAGTTCTTGTCTTGTAGAGGGCTTAGCCATTTATATAACTACTGTTTTTTCTATTTATGTTTCTCCACCAAATGCTGGAGTAGCATTTTTATGTCAGAAAGATCACCTTTCATCTGATCAATTTCAGATTCTAAATTAGAAATTCTTTGTTGATCAGATGAAAGTTTTTGTCTATTTGTAATATATGTGTTGTAGTCATTGGCATTTTTGTTTATGATAGCTTTTGTTTTGCTATCTCTAAAAAAACCATCTCTACCTTCAATTGGAATTAGTGGCATATTATTAAGCAAGAGCAACAGCACGAAGGTTTCTGAACTGTGGAACAATCGCCTGATTAGTTGATGTTCCAACAATCTTGATTCTGAATGATGTGAAAGGTGAAATTCTATCAGCAGTAAATGTATACTCTCTGAAGAGATCCAGAGTTGGTTCTACAGTGTAGACATCAGATTTTGGAATGAATACATCGGAAGTACCATCACTATTTGAATTGCTAATGATATTTCC